GAACTGGAACATAGACGACTTCTAGGGTTCCGGCATTATCAGGAGTCGGGACTAAAATGACGTTTTGAGCGTTCCGGTAGTAGAACTGGGGCGTCCCATTGGCGTCGTTGTAGTGCTGTTCGATAGCCTCGGCCTCAGAAATCTCATGTAACACGTTAAAATTCGTCTCAGAAGCGTTTTTCCAGAGAACTCGTACAGTTTCATAGAATGAGGTTGGAGTGTATTCCTGAGTGCCCGCAGAGGCCGTTACTGAATAGGTATCAGTCCCAACCAAGAATCGGGAGACGTGCTTTAAAATCTCCTGGTAAGTATCCTTCAAACTTCTTTCAATGACAGTCTGAGCACGAGCCGATGCATCATCGACTTCTGATTGGACTGTGGTGGTGTAAGTGGTGAGTGTCGCCATATTAAACTATTTTGTGCCGTGAGAACTTATCTTTGTACGCCAGTTGTCTGAGTCGTGCATCTTCCTTGAGTCTTTCTCGGTTTGCTTCTGAATCATCACCCGCATAAAGCATCCATGAACCACAGTGAGGACATCTGTCTACTGAATTGGAGACGTTTATGTGGCAGTAGTTTGGGCAGATGAAGTTTTTCATTATTTCTTACCACACTTGTTACATCTATCAGTTATCCAGTACCAGATTTTTTTGAGAATACCATTGATTCGTATCTCAAATGTATAGGGGTCTATAGTAATCATATTCTTTTTAATCCAACCACTTCAGTAGCGAATGATGTGTACGTTGCGTATGTTCCTGAGAGGTACAGCAGCTTCAAGTTACTTCCGTGATTGTTAATAGACACTGGGCGAATCGTGAGTGTTCCACCGCTTTCAGTTATCAATTCCTTTGTCCAGCTAGCACCATTATTAAGCGTTTCGTACTGATACAAACGATAGGAGTTTCCGTACTTTTTAGAGAGATAGACTATTGATGGGTTGTCGTGGTCAAGAGAAATACCGGCCGAGTAATAAATCTCAGCAGCGTATAGTCCTTGTCCAGCAGGTGTGATCTGATTCACCACCCAAGCAGTACCGTTCCACCTCCCATACCAATATCTGTGGTCAGATGTGGTTGGGAAAGTAGCAAAGACAATTACTGGATAGCCATTTGCATCAGTAGCGATGTCCCAGTTCCATGAATTTGTCGTCGTTCCGTCATAGACTCTCGTCCCGTCTGACACGGCCAGGGGAAGCGAAGCGATGGCCTTTATAAGCGTTCCATCTGTCTTGTAAAAGTTTCCGCTTTTATAATAGACGTGGTAAATACTGTTTGTTTCTTCGTTTGGGTGTCCATTCGTGTAGCAGAAATCAATCCTGTCTACTCCATTCGATGTATATTTCAGATACGGACGGTCAGGTGAATTTCCAAGCATTTCCGCGCCACCAGACCAAGTAATCCCATCGGTTGAGGTAGCATAGTACTGGCTTCTGTCTCCCGCTCTCCAAAACAGGTAGTATTTTGCTTCCGCTGAAAGATACACTGGATTCACATAGGCTACACCGAATGCTCCAACGACCGTATTGTAGACAGTAAACTCACTGTCAAACGCCGATATATCCTCTGCTGACGACGAGATTCGAGAGAGTATCGTATCTCCGTTCGAGTGCTTGGAGTAGAAACACTGTATTTTTCCGTCTGGTCGAATGAGTATCGCCGGATTGATGTGGTCGTCAACGTGATAGGCAGATTTGAGCGTGAAGTTTACGGTCGTTCCGTTTGCGTTATCGTAGCTCGAAACGATCACATCACCAGAGCTGTTTACATATCCGATGTACGTCTTATCACTACTCCCTACATATCTAACGGCGCGAGGGTCAGAAAACCAAGACCATGCGCCGTTTCCAAATATCTTTTTCGTAGTGGTGTAGACTTTTGTTCTCACGTCAGTAATGTTTCAGAGTAAGTAGCACCCGTAATTGTTCCAGTATGCCCGCCAACACTGTCAGTTGCTGTCGAACCAGACTCTTCATTGAACAGATACTCCGCTGTGCATCCAGAAGGAACGATGTTTGAATACATCAAATCAAGAAGCTGATTAGCAGTCAGTACTGTGTTATAAACACGAACCTCATCAATCCAACCGCTAAAACCTCTGTCCTGAGCGTTTCGGTTTCCGAGAATGAGGTTTGTTGAACCTGCTACGACGGCCCCTGCTGCTTGGTCGGCCGCGCCAGTAAGAACACCGTTAATATAAAGGTTTACAGCGCCTGCTGCCGTCCATGTCATCGCAACAAAATAAAGCGTGTTTTGTGCAAGAACATTGTCCGCTCCCAATACCCCGCCTGATCCGGTTGTTAAACCACTCAAACGTGATAGTTTTCCGGTCCCGGTTACGAGAAACACGACTTTACCGTTATCAAGTATTCTCCCGTTCCCACCACCTCCAACGTGACGAGGTTTAATCCATGCTGTAATACTACCCGCTGCCGCTCCGATGAAGTCAGTGCCGCAATCTACTCTGTCAGTTGACGCAGCACCGAACAACAGGGATGTTCCCATGTCTCTCACGACCTTCCTTCGTGCTACTGATGTCCTTGGCATAGTATTCTTTTAAGCTGCTACCCAGATTGCGGATACAAGGTTATCGTCTCCAGCGTTTGAGCAAGTGATAGTCAGTGCTCCGGCGCTATTGAGAGCGTTACCAAAATCCTTAAATCCCGCAGTTGTTGCCGCAGGAAGCGTAATTGACTGGGCTGTACCGTCTGAATCAGCAAAACCAGTAATGACACAGGTTCCCGTTAGCGCGGCTGTAATATACAGTCCACAAAGCAAAGTATCTCCTGCTGCACCACCGCCGATTGTGACGGCTGTAGTTTTACTGATAACTGATAGGTTTCGAGATTTCGGAAATGCTGTTACTACGTCGTTGGTCTTGTCGAGGCCTTCTCCTAAACCCATTACTTCCATCCCGCTTGTATTCTGCACAATGCTCTGATCGAGAGCACTTGGAACCCTATTTGCTACTGTTGCCATACTTTATTACTTTAATTGCTTAGTAGGAAGGCCGAGTAGTCGGCCACCCTGTAAGCACTTATTAGCGATAGATCATCACACCGTGGGTCGGGCGAAGCGTCTCAGTACCGAAGAGGCAACGAGCGTTCACGACGAGACCCTGATAGCGGAGTGAGTACTCTTGCTGCACTTCTACGTCCTTCTGCATGGCCAGTCCAATAGCAGATTTGTGGAAGTAACCGTTCTTGTAGTAGGTCGACACTGGAGAACCAGCAGTACCCGTAGCAAGGTTGGTTGTCTTCACAACTGGAGCACCCAAGATGAGGTACTGGAGCTGACCTTTCACGAGAGACTTAGTATCTGAGAAGTCCATCGATGTAAAGTAATTACCAGTATCCGCCATGAGGTCACGGATTGCGTTCGGTGAGAGGAACCAGACACGGTCTTCCTCGGGAACATCCAAGAGGTCGAGGGTCTTCTGCGCGTCCAAGAGGTGATTCTTGGTGATAGCGGTCGTCGGGGTCGTTTCGTTCTGAATGGCGTTGACCGAGAAGTCAGCCATTTCGTTACGAAGAACCGTATCAACACGCTTAGCGATGGCATAACCACAACGCTCAATAGCGAGGGCTTTAGCATCGGTTTTTGCCTGAGCCGAGAGGGTATCAAGGATAACTTCCGGGCACACGGCGAGTTCGGAAACCGTCAGGCTCTTCTTCGTCTCAATCGGAGCGGAGAGGAGGTCCATGAGGTCGTTACCGTCGGAATAAGCCGAAGCGGTAAGTTCGGTCGACGTTGGGAAGTCAATGGTCTGTCCCATGAAAGAGACGTCTTCGCTACGGACAGTCACGAACTTCGCGAACTGCAGGTTAGCTTGACGAAACTTGATGATGTAGTCGGAGACTACACGTGGGATGAACACTGCACCCTGCTGTCGGCCAGTGGTGTTAGCAACTGAGGCCATAATTTTAGGGGCTAGTTTAGATTAGACCCCATTTCATTACCGAATACCTTTCAACTTCGCTTCCATCTTCTCGATGACGCTTTGTTCGTCACCTTCAAATGTTTCGTAGTTCTGGTTCTCCGGTACTGCACCTGGGGTTGGTGTATTCTGCACAGGTTCCGGCTTTGCGAGGTCAGCGGATTTGATAATGCCATCCATAATGTTTGATTTAACTCTCATCGCGGCTACCTCAGCACCCGCCATTGGGTTTTGAGACATCGCTTCAAGAACGAGATTAAAGTTGTCCTTAACAAACGGGTCAGTCACCGCGAGGGTGAGAAGGTCTGTCTTGGCCTTATTCTCATAGAACATCTGCACGGCGTCATCGTCATTCTGCTGCACGGGTTGAGACTGCATCTGGGCTTCGAGAGCTAATCGAGCTTCCCGTTCTGCTTTCTCTTTCTCCCGTGTCTCCTTCAAAGCACGAGACTTGTTTTCGGCTTCCTCTTTGGCTTTCTCATAGAGAGCCTTGTAGTCTGCCTCTCCTTGCGTTTTTACGTCTTCACTGACGTTAGGAGCTTGCGTTTCAACGACTGGCGGGGTCGACGGTTCTGCTACCGGGGTTACGCCTTCTGCTTCTGCCATAGCCTTTACATTCCTTATTTAACGACGTGAACGAGCGTCGGGGTTATGGTTATTCGCCTGATATCTTTGGAGGTCGAAGCCTGAATAGTCAGACTCTTCCCCACGATACGAGACTTTCACGCGATACGACTGTTCCTCACGTCGCTCATCGAGAAAGTCTAATATAGACTTCCGGGTCATCTTAGTTTTGAAGGTTCGCTGCATACTTCATGAACTTCTTATGGAGTTGCCTCATCCGCTTGATCTGACCAACTATCTTAGGCTCTTCTTCTTTCGTGGCTTTGACTAGTCTCTGCATCAATCCCTGTTCTCCGTCTACGATGTATCTTGACTTCATGTACTCGTAGAGCTTGGAGAAGTCTGTTTGGTACTGGGCGCAGACGGCTTCAAAGTCTATCTCTGCCTCTGCCCATCCCTTAAGCTCTTCACGATTCTCTTTTTCCTTGAGGAGCTTGTCGAGAGTAGTTCGCTTGTAGATTCCTGAGATCATTGCATTGGATTTACTGGTGTTTCACCTGGCATCGCACCTGGGTTCACTCCTCCTGCTTTCGTAACATGGTCGTCTCTGTGTTGTGTGAGCATCTGGAGTTCTTCGATGACTTCCGGTGGCACGTCAATACCCTGCTGTTGTGCCATCTCTAATTCACGGTTACGGCGTTCAATCTCAGCGTTGTGGATAGCGATGTGAGTCTGGTCATCATCTTCAGGAAGGACTCTAGCGTTCTGAGGCTGTTCGTTCTCACCTTTAGCGTCCTCGATTTGAGCGGCTTTCCCACCGACTTCAGTCTCTTCACGCTCTCTGAGACTTGGGAGGAAGAGTTCGGAGTCAGTGATTCTAAAGCCGTTCTCAAGGAGTCGTTCGACGATTGGGTTCTTGTCGATCGGAACTGGGTTTGGAGTATCTGCTTCACTGTTAGCAATCTGTAGGAGGCCAGTCCACTTCTGGATTTCAGCATTCTGAGAAGCGAGAGCGGTAGAACCTGGGATAACTGCGATGTCCTTGATAGCATCAATGTCCTCGAAGTCAATTGTCTTTGAAGCAACCTGTCCTTTCTTTCCTACGACTCGGAACATCATCTCTTTCTCGTCTCGGAGATACTGCTTGTTCATCACAAGAGCAATGTATCCGAGCGGCCAGATGACTTGGTTCTCGAAGCTTGTCTGGACCTGAGACATTCGGCTATTCGATTCCTCAGTCTTAAGCTGGATTTCACCAAGTGTCTGAGAGCCTGCCTTCTGGTCAGCTCCAGTTTGATAGTCTGTAATCCCTGAGATGTTTTGCTTGGCTTTCTGGAGGAAGTCAGTCAAGAACTGGTAGGAGCCTGTATTCGGTCGTGGGGTTGGCATGATAGCCATTGACTGTCCGAGGTTACGAACAGGGGTCAAGGCCATTTCCTCGTATTTCAGAGCCTCTAGGTCAATGATGTTGGCTGGGTTGTATTCAATCGGAGGAACAGTAGCGATGAACTCGCCTTTAAGATTCAGGTTGATAGCGTCCTCTTCAGCGTCAATCACTCCCATCGAAGGCTCAATGAGTCCGAATCCATAGGCTTTCCCAGGTCGCTTGATAGGGGTAAAGAACACCATTGGAGTAACCTTCTCATCCAGTGGATTCTCGATTGTCCCGATAGATTCTGGGGAGCCCCCGGTAATGCAGCCGAGCATGACGATATAGCTCTTGACCATTCCTTTCTCGTCCTGGTAGTCGACATAGAGCTTAGCTACATCAATCTCCTGCTCTTGTGGATTGGTTACTTTCTGCGATGGGCTAATGCCTTCACGAGAGTTGGCCCGGTTAACGTCCTCATCCTTAGAAAGAAGCTGTGCTTCGAGTGAATCAGTCTTGTAGCCGTCTCGTTTCAGGTCAATCAGGTTCTTCCGCATCTTATACCCACGAACCTTAGCGTCTGCAATCCTTCGAGCAGTAGGCGACCAGATAAGGTCATAGGAAGGAATTGCTGTAATTGTCCAGTTGGAGGTGTTCTTTGTCTTGTCTACCTTTCCGTCTTGGAGCTTCTTGTCGAGTCCCATCTGTTTCAAGGCCTTGAGAGCCATCGGATTCGTGATGACGAGTCCCATTATCTTCTTGCCAGACTTCTGTACGACTTTCTGCTGCTTCTCCCATCCCATCTCAGCACCGGAAAGACCTGTAATGAGTCCCCACTTCACCAATTCTTCGAGTTCTTCTTTTGCATTCGCCTCATCGAACTGATACTCGGAAAATTCGTCATAGATTTCAGCTTCTTCAGCGTCTTCTGATTCTCTCCCAAGGTAACGCCACTTCGGTTTCTTGCCGATAATCCGAGGTAAGGCGTTCTCTACCAACGAAAAAGCCGCTCCTAAAAGAGCGTTAACCTTTAACTGGGCAGTGATTGAGCCAGGTCGGAGCTTGTTCTCGTAACGGTCAACAAGGTCTTGGCACTTCTGACGCCATTCAGTGAATGATGTCCGGTGTCCTTGCCATGCGTTAACCGCCATCTCCTCTACCTTCGCGATAACTTGTTTTGAGTTGTCCTCCATAGTTATTATCAGGCGAAACTGCCCAGTATCTTAGTGCGTCTGCGATATGACTTGACCAGTCATGGAACGGTTGATTCTTAAATGTGCCTCGCTTCTCATCAAATTCTTTGTGGTAGTTCCCTATTGCCCGTATCGCTTCCTTATTCTTTTCCTGGTCTATCCATAGGGTGTTGAACCGTCCTCTCACCGCATCTATCCCATCTTCGATCGACAATCTCGGGACAATTTGGAAATTGATTCCGAGAGCTTGTGCCACTTCGAGGCGGGAACGACCACTGCCCAGTTCTCTAACCTCGATATCGTGCGGGGCGTAATGAGTTCCGTAAACGTAGCCTTTTTCTTGGAGGATTCGCGCGTAGTGTGGGAAGCCTTCTCCTTCTTGTTCATAAGTGTCTATCCAATGTCTTTCTTGACCAATGTTCTGAAAAAAGAGTATTGCTGTTGAGTCTCCGATTCCTAAGTCCCAGTAGGTATTCACTGGCATTCCTTGAACGTATGGAACGTTGGTAATCCTACCCTCCTCACGAGCTTTATTAATTTGCTCTCGGTAGTAGGCTCCTTCAACGTGGATACCGGCCCATGAACCTTCTCTCCAGGCTTTCCGTAAGTCCTCGTCCTTCATGGATTCGAGGTATCTCACATAACCAGGGTCGGCAGTCATGAGAACAGGATTATCTTCTATCCTCGCGGGGATAAAGACTC